ATTTTCGATCCAGAACACAGTAATTGGTCGAAGCGATACCGCAGGACCGCAAGGTAAGGGATTTGCTAACGAAGGAGAGCCAATGTTCACGATAGACAGTACCAGCCCTCACGCGGTTGCAGTTGTTGGAACTCTTCAATCGAGGGACTACAAAGGTCTTAATCACGAAGGCGCAAGAGATGGGAAGGCGATTGTGACATCTCCGTCAACAGTTCGCAGACTTACACCGACGGAGTGCGAACGCTTGCAGGGGTTCCCTGATGGCTGGACAGATGGACAGGCTGATAGTAATCGTTACAAGCAAATGGGTAACGCGGTCGCGGTGCCAGTTGTTGAATGGATAGTTAATCGGTTGGCTGGTACTAATTAGTAATATATGATACACTAAGCTCTCTAACCCTCACCGTTGTTTGCCCTCCGGTGGGGGTTAGTTCTTTGAGTCAGTAGAGTAAAAACCTTGACCTGTAAAGGTAATTGCAGGTGATTCCCACTTACGGTTCATAAGAATATGACAGTCAAAGCAGCTCGGTGTGCGTGCTGGCTCGTGGATACTGCGCTCAATGGATAACTTAGCATCACACTCAGCGCAGAAGTAGGCATAGATCAAAGTTGAATGGCCTCGTTAATATCTAGATATCCTACCAACTTCTCAACCTTCCAGTTCCGAGCAAACTCTGTGGTAGCCGGCATATAATGAGTAACCCACTCTGGCTCTGCCACATCCATTAGGTCAAAAGAAAACACACCTTGTGGTGTGGAGTTAATGTAAAAGGGAATCAAGTCACGCTCGGCAGATTGCGTGATTAGTTTACGGTACTTCATTTCCTCAATCAGTAAGGTTGGGTAATGCGTAAGTCTACACTTTAGTTCAATGTAGTGCCCAGCTTGTTTGGAAATGCAGTCAAAGGAATCAAAGATGCCCTCGGATTTAACAAGGTCCGGGTAAAGAGATTGTTTAAGATAGTCAAATAGATCTTTTTCTTTCATTAACTCCAAGGGCTTTGACCACCCAACTCTTGCTGTAACTTCCGTAAGGATTGTAAGCATCTACGATCTGCAGTAGATACAGCAGTCTCAAGCAGACCAGCGATCTGTTGCAGAGTAAGGCTTTGGTGGTAGCGCCAGATAAGTATCTGTTGTTCATCTGGATCAATGAGTAAGTATGCCTTCTTGATATCAATTAAGGTTGCCAAGAGGTTGCCACCTTCTGATGGGCTAGAACCACCACGCGGTTGACCATCGTTAATCATTTCTTGTGCTTGTTCTAAAGCGGTACCATCTAAAACTGATGCAATAATAAAAGGTATAAGTTGTGCCAGCGTAGATGTCTCGTAGTAGGCTTCATCGCCCAACTGATAGCCAGACTTTGCAGCTTTTTCTTTACGCGCATAGCGCTCAGCTACACGCTTCATTTGCCAGCCGATCTTCTGCTCGTTATGTCTACGCTGTGTTGTATCTGGTTCGGATAATTGTTCGTTTACATAAACACTTCTAGTAATAGCCCATTGGTAGCACTCTTGTTGTACATCGTTTAGTTCTACAAAATTTCGGTATCTGCGATAGATATTACTAGCAACGCTAGGTGCTATGTCATAGATAGAAGCGTGCAGTTCAGTCATTTATTACTTTTTTGGGATATGGGAGACTAGGCAAAAGAACCTTGCTTAATAAATCTTTTTTATTATTACCTAAAAGATAAAGATATCTATGCTTACCTTCACGTTTTACTGGTTTCCAGCCTCTCTCTTTAGCTTCTTCTATCTGGAACGATAGTTGTTCTGCCATTAAACTATCACCGCAAGTCTTAATCACAATCAGGTACTTCCGTATCCATAGTAGAGGCAAAATTAAGTAATTTAATCGCAAGGAAGTCTATGTAATTACTAGCATCAGCAAGTTCTTCTACCATCTCTCGAATGTTATCTGCTGGAGAGAAGGACTCAAACTTCTGACCCTTAGCGTGGGAGTACTGTGCGTGGCCTATGCCACGCACCCTGCTTGCACGTAAGGATGCAAAGGACTCAATAAAGGATGTTAGATCATCAGTGCTTACACCGTCGTTGCGGTAGCCTAGCACTGCTGGGTGATCTGCTAACGGGTTGCGATTGGGCGTATCGTTATTAACTCCCGCTGCCTGTCTATCTGCAGGACCTGAAAGCCCATATGCCGAATAGTCTGTACCATTACTAGCCATTCTCTATTACTCACCTTTCGCCTACCAGTAGGAGTTTAGTAGCCTCTGCACCGTGCATAAGGTAGTGGTCGTTAATATCCATACCTGATGGTAATTGTACTATTTGTGAGTTCATTATTTCACCTGCGACACGCTTAGCAAACTCAGCTCCTGGATTAGATCCATCCTCTTTAATATCGTTATCGCCTACTATGTAGACCGTATCGTAACCGCTAAACAACTTGCTAAAGTGTGGCTTCCAAGACTGCACGCCCGGTACTCCAACACAAGGTATACCTAGCACACCGCTAGTAACTACTGCATCTATCTCACCTTCGCAGATAACTATGTAAGGCGATAGCGGTATCAGATCCTTTACATTATAAAGGTGTGCCTTTTGTCCAGCAGGACTGCCATACTTAGGCTTGGCATTATCTAATCTTCTAAACTTAAAGCCAACAACCATATCCAAAGCGGTGATATATGGTATAGATATCCATCCTTCTTGATACTCGTGACCCGAATAAGGATCGCTAACGCTACCAAATCGGTACTTAAATGCTATATCGTTAGGTATTCCACGTTCTTCTAGGAACTTGAGCGCCTCTGGGCTTATCGCCTGTGTGTATCTTTGCGCTACTTCCGCTAACGATTTCTGTTGCGCGCTTGATGCCATCTCTGTACCCTAGATTCTCCATAATGCAGACCAAATTTACTGCGTTACCACCTTTACCACAGGTCTGACAATGATAAAGATTTGTACGTACATTCATAGATGCTGATCGGCGTGTATCGTTGTGCATAAAGCACCTAACGCTTACCTCCCCGCTGCCAGCTCTAACTTCACCACCAAAATAACTTACTATTGCTTCTATAGATATTGATTTTGCGTCAGAAGATCCCTTGTATTTTCCTGCTTTATGTGATCTAGACCAGTCTTGTGCTGACATACACACCCCTTATCTGCACATAAACTGTGCCAATACTTAGCGGCTCCAGTGTAGGAACTTTGATTAACCCTGTTTGCTTTAAGACAATTCAGGCAAATCATCTTGGACTTCTTCAACTGGTATGACTTCTTGTACTGGTTCCTGACTTGTCCAAATTGCACTGGTGGTCAGTTCTCCTTCTGGTGTTGGTGTCATTTTTGCTTCTCCTTTAACCATTGTGCTAGGTCTTGGATGACCCAGGCTTTATCAATTCCTGCATTGCGACGCTTAACTATTACATAAGATAGCGGTACTTCCCCAAGACCGCGAGCCTTTGCATAGTTAAGCGCCTCAACCTGTGCTTCTGCCCAGAACTCAGGCAAATTTAACGTTGCCCTGTTCTTAAGCTCAAGGATAAAAGTCTTGCCGGAAGCGACAACAACTATATCCCCTTCATCTTTACTGCCAGCTTTGGTAAGCCGTTCAGCAAGAGTACCCATTTTGCGCAGCCATTTGAGAACATCAGTCTCGAAAAGTGCGCCCTTTGCTTGGTTCTTACCCATTAGTCACAACAACTTTGTTAATCTTAAACTCTTGCTTGCCTTCTTCATCGGTAACCAATTCCATTATCCCAGACTGCAGTAAAGAACCAGCAAACTTAATTAAGTCCTCACGCAATACCGCCATTTCTGTTTCTAGTTTTTCAATCTTTAGTTTATTACCATACTCCGTCATCTTCTTTTCCCCTTTGCTTGTTGATCTAGCCCATACTTATGTATATTTGAATAAGCAATATCCAAATCAATGGCTCCGCAATTACAGACCAACGATTCCAAGAAGGGACAGTTAGAATTATGCTCTGCCAAGTCATTCATTCTTTGTCCTCTTGGTTTTCCCTTTGCTTTGCTAAACATTTGGTACAAGAAACCTGACCATCAAGGTCTACTGCATAATCGTGTATGCATACGGATTTGTATGTACCCCTCATATGGATTCTTGGTTTAATCATTACTCCACCTCTCCCATTAGAAAAACTTCCATACTAGCCACACAAGTAAAATTGAAACAATAATCGCGCTGATGTAGAA